CAAGAAGTGTAAAAAGGGGTACTTTAAAATGATGATGTTTGTTTCTTCTGGGCGAGGTACGGGTTATATTCGACAAGGTGATTTTCACTTTTACAAGCAACATGGCGTCATTGAATATAAAATTAAAACTGGTGATACGATTAAGTCCGTTGCTTCGTTTTTTAAGATCCCGGAATCTAGAGTTAAAAATGGTGGTAGATTCATAGTTGGAAAGCGTATTGTATTCAAAGCTAACGTCTTTAGTCACAAGCGTGGCTGGGCTACTGGCCCACTACTAGGGGATGCGAATGGGAAGGCAATCAAGGATCCTCGAACCGCTTCTAGAAAGTATAAAGAGTTAAACTATGACCAGTACTGCAGTTCATTCTGCGTCAAGGATAGTGGGGTCAAAGTCGGAAAGGGATATCCCAAGATCTGATAGAATACTGTTTAAATCTAATGTGTTTTGTGCTTCAAATGATATATCAAACATATCTAGTACATCTAGGATTGATTCTTCGTTCAAAGAAACAATGTTAGAAACTTGTGTATAATTGTTATGTATAGTAACATCAACTTTGAACTGTGAGACGTCAAATACCTTTCTACAGGTGGGACACGTGTACTTACCTTGTGCTTTCCATTTTTCTAGACAATGGGTATGAAATATATGTCCACATCGGATCGGGGGATTAATCCTCGTTGACCTGACTTCATTTAGACATATAGAACACGTAGACATTCTAGAATATGGGTGTAAAGTTTTTTTTGGAATTTAGCTCAGTTAGTAAATATCGGCTGCAACAACCAAAGGTTTGTCACAATTTTTACAATTTTCTCTTCCCTGTTCCTCTTGAACCTTTGACATGAGCTGGGGTCCCTGCTTCTGGAGCAATTGCCTGTAAGAATAGTTATCTTCAAAACTGATACCATTCTGCTTCATCACATAGTTGTTGAATAATTGCGCTGACGTATTGATTGTGAAACAACGTCCATCGGCCATACCAAGTCGTTGCGACATCTTTATTACTATAAAATTAGAAATTAATTTGTCTGTTCGTAATCGTTTTTATCCAAGATTGAAATCCATTTTCTTTCAAGTGTTTTACAAATGGATCACATCTGTATCCAAGGAAAATATCGAATACATCAGTGTCTTCTGTACGGGATACCCGAATAGAAGGATTTTCATTGATGTGTTGGTTAATAATGTTATAAGCAAATGCAATTTCTTTCAGTGTTTCCGCCCCTGTGATGATGATTTTACCGGTACTGAAGATACTGCAAGTGATTTCTTTCATCTCATGTGCCGGTTTAAACTTGATCTTCACTGCTGAATATCTGTCGGGTTCAAACGATACTTTGAAGATATCATTGTATCGCTCAAACCAGTCTGAAACTTTCATAAGGTTGATGTTATAGTTGAGACTGAAGTTTGAATTGATCATCACAACCCTGAAAGTGTCACTAGTTACTTTAACATCCATATCAAGAAAAACCTTGAAAATATGAATAAGTTGGGTAATAATGCGTTTGCAATCAAAGAGATCACAACACCCAGCGACTTGAATACTACCATTTGGGAAGACTTTTACAGATTTAGTACTGTAAGTGTCGTGGTAAGTCAATGTAACTTGATTGTAAAAAGTTGTAGGTTTCAATTTCCATTCAAAACCACTGGTATTTGAACCAGCGCGCTTCATCCTGTATATGCCAATGTCTTCAAAAATAGCTCGAAGGCGTTTGATGTCAATGTTTTGAAGAAAGTTGGAAACCATCGTAATGGTTGTAATTTTTATCCATGAAGGTCTTATATCTTCGGGTAATTCATTCCTAAACTCGTTAATACTAAGAAGATAGGAGAATGAGTTGTTTGCAATAGTAGAGTACATTTTGGGCCATACAATATAAGACGGTGTGATGCAACTTAGGTGTTTAAAGAATAAATCCTTTATATCGCTAGATGTCTGCCTTCTTTAAATATGCAAAAGTCGTACATGATGTTGAATCGGATCTCACTTACGTGGAAATCGTCTACGATATGTACGTTCGTGGACAAGGCTACCAGACATTCACTGACTACATGAATACCGAACCCCTGGCGGATTGGACTGTTTTTGAAGCAAAGAAACACTCGATTCCTTACCTAAAATTCCTAGATATTATGGTTTCTAAGACTATCGAGGTTAGACAGCGAATGGCTGAATTGGCTCTTGACGTCATTCTATCATCTAAGCAGACCGTTAAGACATACGTTCGTCTCGCACATGCAAGTAAAATTCTAGATCCCAGCTTCCAGCCACCCATTATTAATATGAAAAGTGCTTGGCAGAGAGAGTTTATTATTAAGTTTTGTAAGAAACAATTACCTCATTGTATTGAGGGTTGTATTAAATTAGATAGGCTTGAATATTTTTTTACTGTCTTGCGTATGATACAACAAGACTTATAAAAACAACACCTAGAAACATACCAAAATATGGAATTTTCTCTTCCTTCGCAACACCAACTTTAACCTTTTCAGATGAATCACATGTAAAACCGGTGTCAATATTCCTTCGGGGATGAATAGCACTGAATACAGTCGTTGGTTTTTCTTGAGTTTCACACAACCCGAAACTACAGTATACACTCTCATCCGTGTCAAAATTACCCCCTCCTGTAGAGGATTTCGTAAAATTATCAAAAGCAGCTGTCTGTCCCACACTTCCTGGAAGGGAAAAATCGTGTTTGACAAATGGATTGACATCATTTATAGAATCATCGTCACTGAGCATAAACTTACTCATAATTACTATTAGTTCAGATTATATTTCTTATCGTTCATTTTGAATCGATGTACTTGCCACATCTGATCGAGATCAACATTTAACATATGCGCGAGTTGAAACAAATAACTAAATACATCCCCCATCTCCATCATCACATCTGTACCTCGATCCTTCTTCAAATTTGTTTTCTTATACATTTTCTTATACTGTCTGATAGCCGATGCAAGTTCACCTACTTCTTCAGACAGGAGAAGCCATACAGTGTCTATTGGTGCTCTATCCCACCCCTTTGATTTACACACCTTTTCCGTTTCATTCTTGTAATAGTTCAGACTCATACTTATCCAAGAGGGTGATTGTAACTTTAATATAGTTAATTTACAACCCAATTTTATTGTTGTATGGCAACTTCTTTCCAACCGTACTCGTATTTACGGGTTTATCCATGATATTCCTTGTTGTGTCAATTTCACTCACATACGCAATGTATTGAGAAACACCCGTCTGAATTTGGGATAAAGCAGTCTCGATAACACGAGCGTTCATAGCCTTTACCTGTGTGTTGACCGCCTTATGGTGGTTACCGGAATTGTTGATGAATACTACGCGCATGATTCCGTACAAATCATCAGGATTCTGGTAATCAATCGATATACCAGTACGATCCTTAAACGCCTGACGAATTCCACGCTGAAGAATATTTTTGTTAAATTCAGAAAAGAAGAGTGAATTCAATGGAGTCTCACACTGTTTGACAGAATTCAGGTGGAGATTACTCATTTAATATACACCTGGAAAAAAAAACTATGTAAATATTAAATGATGAACTACTCGGACTTTAATGAAGCTTATGCCAATGGTCCCAACTCGGTTGATACAATTTCATGCAGCGCCCCCTCCTGTTTCGTTGGGTCGTACGCCCCAGTCACCAAGGCTGGTGAGGATGGACCATTCTACGTGAATACCTATCTCCTCCAGCCCGACCGCCGGATGGAAACACTTGGAACAGCCACTGTTCGAAGTGCCGACTTAAATTTGAAGAAGTAAGTTAAAAATAAAATTGGAAAAGAAAGTATATGAGGGTGATTAAACGCTCAGGTCGTATTGAGGATATGAAATTTGATAATGTCACCAATAGGATCAAGAATTTAACGTATGGACTTTCTGAGAACTGCGACTCTAGCAAGGTTGCTCAACAGGTATTCTCTTCCATGTACGACCAAATTACCGCCCAAGAAATTGATACTCTCTCTGCAGAGATTTGTATCGGAATGATCACATCTGATCCGGACTACGAAATCCTCGCCACCCGTATTGTTGCGAGTAACATTCAGAAGGTATGTCCCAATAACTTTCATCTCGCGATGAGAAAGCTTCTAAAAGCCGGTATTATTACCGAAGAAGTATCAGATGTCGCTTTTAAAGTAAAGGATGATATCAATACTGATCGGGATTTTGATTTTGGTTATTTTGGTATAAAAACACTCGAGAAGGGATATCTTCAGCGCGTTGATGGGAGGTTGGTAGAAACACCCCAATACTTGTTTATGCGGGTAGCTATTGGTATTCACGGTAAAGATGTCCCCTCTGTTTTGGAAACCTATGATAAAATGTCCCAAGGTCTTTTCATCCATGCTACACCTACCTTATTTAATGCTGGAACACCACGTCCACAAATGTCCTCTTGTTTTTTGATTGCAAACAAGGAAGATTCCATTGATGGCATCTATGGAACACTAACAGAGTGCGCCCAGATTAGCAAATGGGCGGGTGGAATCGGTATGCATATCCACGATATCCGTTCCAATAAGTCTCGTATTCAGGGTACAAACGGTCAATCGGATGGTATTATCCCAATGCTTCGTGTATTCAATGCCACAGCTCGTTATGTGAACCAGGCTGGTCGTCGCAAAGGATCTATCGCTGTGTATATTGAACCATGGCATGCAGATATCATGGATTTCCTCGAACTCCGTCTTAACCAAGGTGATGAAGAAGCTCGTTGCCGTGACCTTTTCTCGGCTATGTGGATTCCTGATCTGTTCATGAAACGGGTCGAAGAAGGTGGTAAATGGTCCCTGTTTTGCCCTAACAAGGCAAAGGGTCTATCAGATGTCTATGGTAAAGAATTCGAAGATCTCTACACCAAATACGAAGAGGAAGGACTCGCGAATGTTACCGTCCCCGCGGCAGATGTATGGAAAGCGATTCTCAAGTCTCAAACTGAGACGGGTACACCGTATATGCTTTACAAAGATGCATGTAACTCTAAGAGTAACCAAAAGAATTTGGGTGTCATCAAGAGTTCTAACCTGTGTACTGAAATTATTGAGTACACAAACAAGGACGAAACAGCGGTTTGTAATCTGGCGTCTATCGCATTACCCAAATATGTAAACAAGGAGACGAAGAAATTTGATTACGAAAAACTTCATGAAGTAACTAAAATTGTTACAAAGAATCTCAACCGTGTAATTGATAGAAACTTCTATCCCGTTGAAACAGCAAAACGTTCCAATATGAGACATAGACCTATCGGTCTAGGGGTACAGGGACTTGCGGACGTATTCATATTGTGTGGCCTCCCGTTTGATTGCGAAGAGTCACGATTGATGAATGCTCACATCTTTGAGACAATTTATCACGCTGCCCTAGAATCCAGTTCGGAACTAGCTGAAATTGATGGTTCGTATGAAACATTTAATGGTTCTCCTGCATCCGAGGGTATCCTTCAACCGGACATGTGGGAAGGTGAAACGAAGTTCAGTGGGCGATATGATTGGGATGCAATGCGTGAACGCGTAAAAACAAAGGGTCTTCGTAACAGTCTTCTTCTGGCTCCCATGCCTACCGCCTCTACAGCTCAAATTTTGGGTAATAACGAGTGTTTTGAACCTTACACGACTAACATCTATTTACGACGAACCATCGCAGGTGAATTCGTGGTAGTAAATAACCATCTTGTCAATGATCTCAAGAAACGTGGTTTGTGGTCTAAGGAGATGAAGGACCTGATGGTTAAAGCTGGTGGATCAATTCAGAATATTGTAGACATCCCTGATGATATTAAGATTCTATACAAAACTGTTTGGGAGATCAGTCAGAAATGCATTATTGACATGGCAGCAGACAGGGGTCACTTTATCGATCAATCTCAATCTATGAATCTTTTCATAGAGAGTCCAACTATGTCAAAGCTTTCTTCAATGCATATGTACGCATGGAAATCTGGTCTTAAGACTGGTATGTATTATTTGAGAAGTAAGGCCAAAGCTCGACCAATCCAGTTTAGTTTGGAACCAGATTGTGTGGCGTGCTCGGCTTAAAGTTTATAATTGTAAAAGGAATAGAAAGCCATGGACAACGTAATTAACAATATTCAAATCAATGAATTTAATAACCGAAAAATCGTAGTCACTACAAAACAAGGGACACCATTTCGTATGCAATTTCCGCGTATGTATATGCCCTTCGGTGTTTCTGGTTTTACACCGGAAGTCGGGCAGACAAAGTACAATATCGATTTCGCCGTCAAAGGGTATGATGAAGATGAGAGTTACATGAAGAAGTTTTACGATTCGGTAAGAACGATTGAAGACATGATAATTGATTCTGTAGTCGAACAAAGTGTAACTATCTTCGGCAAACCCATGAGTAAGGAGGAACTGATTCCAATGTTTAATTCCAACCTAAAAATGTCAGCTGAACGTGAACCAAAGTTTAGGGTGAAGGTTGATACTGATATGAATGACAATATTAAGGCTACGGTCTATAATTCCGATAAAAATCCGATTAAGGATGACGTCACAAATGGTCTCTATGCAAGGAATTCGGGTCATGCTATTGCTGAACTCAATAGCGTGTATTTCTTGAATAGGATGTTTGGTTGTACTTGGAAGTTGTATCAGCTCGTTGTTTACGAGCCTCAAAATTTAAAGGGTTTTCAATTTGTGCTACCTAATTAAGCAAGCATAGGAAGACGCTGACCCCGAGCGTTCATTCTGAAGTTTCCACCACGTGGACCTACCATCACTGGGGCACCAGCCTGTACACCTACAGCCATGGCACCCATCTTTTTCGCGGCGTTCGCTTGTGCTGAGTTCAACTTAGCGGTACCGAATTTGATCGCATTTTGAGTCATCTGCTGACCCTTCGCCTTGGCTGCAGCCTTCAACTCACCGGCTGCATTCTTGGCCATATTTTTCGCAACACCCTTTGCTTCTTTCGCGGCGGCCTTCAAGGCCATTTTCGCCATAGCACCAAAGCCCATTATATTATTGTACTGTATACTTATATTTTTTTATCACTTCTTCATTGGAGAAACTATGTTAGTTCCCATCTGGTTAAGAAATGATGGTGTAGGTTTATAGTTGCGTCCACTCGAGGTATTTACGTATGTACCACCATTGGCACCCTGCATGATACGTCGACCCTGACCATCCAAATAATTAGTTGGAACATTCGCATTGAACTGCAGACCCCTACTGATAGCAACTTGTTTCGCCTTTTCGAGTGCCTGTCCCTGGGCCTGCTGAACCATAGCGAGCGCCTGTTCGTGCGCCTTTTGAGCCATCGCATAACCTTGTGACTGCGCTTGTTCCGCGAGGGATTTACCCCGCGCCTTGGCCATGTTAGAATTACCAGCTTTTCCTCTGTTGAGATTGCTCCCACCATTGTTAGGTGTTCGAGTCAAGGCGTTCACCAATTTACTACCATTATTGTTTTTCGTGTTATTTGGTACTTGACCTTGGTTTGTCGCCATTATTACTTTTTAACAATATTTTTTTTATTCAACATTAAAATACGATATATCGTCTGAGCCTCCTTGAGTAATTTACCTTGAATCCTGATAAATTCCGTAGGGTCCAAACCTAGTCTAATTTTAGCGACTTTCACAGAGTCTTCCCAGCTTTTGAGAGACATTCTTACCTTATATCTACAAAATTTTACTGCATCTTAGCGATCTTTTTCTCGTACTCCTTTGTACCAGTCTTGGGCTGGAGTTTGAACCCACTCTTCTTGGGTTTGAAAACCTTCACCATCGCCTTCTTACCTTCCTTCTTCATACGTGCGAGAGCAGCCTTGCTGGCCGCCTTGGATACGATATGACCTTCTTTCATGATCAAATCTTTTTTGGAGAGACCTCCGGGTGTTTTATCAGCGTTACCATGGAAAACTTCAGCGCGTGTACCAACAGTCATTTATATTAGGCTTTGAAAATTTTTTTGATATCCATAATTGAAATTTTATCTGAAGTTCTGTTGACAGGAATCTGGTTCTCAATTCGTTCATCATTCAAAACTTTAGAACACACAATCGATTTATGTCCTTGAAGTGCCATCATTTCTTGTTCGACACTCACAAAACGCGGGCATTCCTTATATACCAATTTTTTCACGTAAACTGGTCGTGTTTGCCCGCTCCTGTGACTTCGACCAATAGCTTGGAGTTCAGTTGCCGGATTCCAAGATGGACCAGTGATATATACACGAGTTGCTTCCTGAAGATTCAGTCCCTGCCCCCCAGCTTTGATCTGGATGATGAATACCGCACCTGGTGGAGCACTTTTGAATTCTGATAGTTGCTTCACCCTGTCATCCTTGTTAACTGAACCATCGATGCGGTAGACGGGGCATTCCATATTTTTCTGAATATGGTCCATTTCACCTCTGAACTGACAAAAGATCAGAGACTTTTCATCCGGGTGTTCTTTAATCATCCTGAAAAGTGTCTCCATTTTATGAGAACGACCAACCCATTTTTCTCCCTGAACCTTCGTTTGTTTTGCAACACCATCTAGGTACATCTGAGGCCAAATCATGCACTGTCTCGCACGAAGAAGACATTCCAAAATAACCATGTTTTTCGCGTTCAAACTTTGCGCGTATTTAAACGTTTCGCGGATAGTATCCTGTGCCTCAAGAAATACCATCTCATAGAGTTGTTTTTCGTCCTGATACATATCCAATTCAACATTTTCGAAATAACAAGGTGGGAGTTGAAGGCGGTCACAGAGATCATCCTTCGTTCTCCTCAATATGTAAATGTCTTTGATCTTGTTAGACATTCCTTGAACCAAAGATTTCGATAATCCTAGAAAGGTGCAAAGTGATACAAAATCCTCCATTGAATTGAAAACAGGTGTACCAGTCACGATCCATTTGATTTGTGTATGAAGTTGGCAGACACTTTTGAATATTTTTGATTTTTTGTTGCGGATTTCATGGGCTTCATCCAAAATGACCCTATCCCATAAGATCTTGTGAAGAGGTGTCTTTACCTCAGAGGTTTGACCTTTCACAGTCAGGAGAGTATAAGGCGCGATAGTAATATCCGCATCCACAAATTTCCTGTCTGGTCCATCAAATACATTGATGGAAAGAGACGGTGCAAATCTGTTGATCTCTTCAACCCATTGGGTGATAATAGATTTGGGTACGATGATGAGTGTACGTTTTTGAGGGTTTCCAAGCATAGTGGAAACCAACTGCACAGTCTTACCCAGACCCATTTCGTCACACAGAAACCCCCCCTTGGGTCCTGATTGCTGATTTTCCATAGTAAGCATCCATAGTACACCTTCCCTTTGATAGGGTACAAATAGACGCCCGTTCAGACCAGTCTTCGCAAGGTTGTATTGGTCTTCAATCTTCATGGAAATAGTCTTCTTCAGGATTTGGTTCAATCTCGCAGATGAGAGGTTCAACTTCCTTTTTCTTGCGAGTTTTCTTCAACTTAGGTAC